TAACGACTAAGCGCACCGGCAAGCGGTAGCGCAGACCGTGTGCCGCGACTGGTTCATTGCCCGTATTAGAAAATTCTTGACATTCCAGCAGTAAAGCATAAAATCTAGCGCGTTATCAAAAGGAGTCCAGACATGCAGATGCACCCCGTCAAATCGTCGCACATTGAAGCCATTGGCCACGAGGGGACCACGATGCACGTCCGATTCAAGGGGTCGGGAACCTACGCCTATGATGGCGTGACCTCGGAGGGGTTTGAGAAGTTGAAAGGAGCCGCGAGCGTCGGCAAGCACCTGGCGAAGATGAACGTGACGGGCAAGAAAATAGTGGTGAAGAAATGAACCCGCTACTGAATGAAAAAGAAGTTGCCCGGCTGATTGGGCTTTCGGTTCACTGGTTGAGGCGGATGCGGTTTGTGGGTGGAGGTATCGTTTATATCAAGTTTAATGGTGCGGTCCGACATCGCCTTGAGGATGTAGAGGAGTATATCGCGGGCCATGTGTTGAAATCAACAAGTACCGCAGTGATTGCTACGGATAAGGCGCGGAGTCAGGAATGAAATGGTTGAAGCGCCTCTGGCTGAAACTGTTCTGCAAGCATGACCATTCCGAACTGATAGCCAGGAAGGAACTACCGAATGAGCCGGCGCCGTCCGGGCGGGTAACCGTGCTGGTGGTGAGCAAGTGCGATCGCTGCGGAAAATTCACGCTGGACGTTGTGACCGAAGAGGTAAAAGTTAGATGCCTACGGCTGGAAAGATCCTGGCTTAATTTCCACACAGCCCTCGAGACTACGATGGAGTTGGAGAAGCACGGCTTCCGGTTGGACCGGCTGATCAGAAAAATCCAGATTGACAAGACGTCTGAGATCGAATTCCGGCAGGAGATAGCATAGTGGCTGGCAAAAAGAAATCAGCGAAGACTACCACGAAGCCCCTGGGTGCAGAACCTGTGGGGCTTTTGTCTGATAAGAAGGTAATTTGCGCCCTTCCGTCGATGGCAGAATTTGAAAAGGAACAGGCACGCAAGAAGTCTGGCCGGCCAAGAAAGTTCGAAACAGTCGAAGAGTTACAGACCGCGATTGATGCTTATTTTGAATCATGCTTTGAAGAGTTCACCGTTGCCCTTAAAGACGAAGAAGGGAAAAAGACTGGGGAGAGGTTAATAAAGAAGCAGGTCGAGCCATTTACCATCACCGGGCTTGCTTTGGCGCTGGATTTGACACGACAGGGGGTTATCCATTACGAGGGACGAGAGGAATTTTCTGGCACGATAAAAAAAGCGAAGAGCCGCTGCGAGAATTATGCGGAGAAATCGCTGTTCGGAAATAACGCTACCGGCCCTATTTTCAATCTGATCAACAACTATGGCTGGAAGAATACTCAGCATATTGGTGGAGATCCCGAGAATCCGCTGTTTCAGATAACGCAACTCACCGACGAGCAGGTCCTGGCGCAGATTGCTACCCTGGAAGCCAAAAGGCTGTTGAAATGACCGACAACCAGCGCTACCTTATGTTATTGCAGGAGTGGGACTGGCGCCAGAGTCGCAGGAAGTTTGCCGACTATTTCCCCGAAGAAGGACCGTTGCGCCGTGAGCTGTACGTCAAGCACGTGGCGTTTTTTGCAGCCTCTGCCGATTGGCGAGAAATCGCTTTTATGGCGGCGAATCGTGTTGGAAAATCAGAAGCAGGAGCATACGCTGTTACCTGTCACTTGACCGGTATCTATCCCTCATGGTGGATCGGAAAACGTTTCCATCGTCCGACAGATATCTGGGCGGCTGGCGATACCAATCAGACTGTCCGCGACATTCTGCAGGCGAAACTATGCGGTCCTCCCGGCATCCCCTCCGAGTTCGGCACTGGCATGATCCCCGGTGATAAGATTATCTCTCATGCCAAGAAACGGAGCGTGGCGGATGCGATCGAGACGGTCTACGTCCGGCATATCTCCGGTGGGACTTCGGCGCTCACGTTCAAGAGCTATGATCAAGGTCGGGAATCGTTTCAAGGAACGTCGAAGGATATCGTCTGGCTGGACGAAGAGCCGCCGTTGAGCATCTATACCGAATGTCTCTTGCGGACCATGACCACGGACGGCTGTGTGATGCTCACCTTCACGCCACTGCAGGGTCTATCTGAGGTCGTGCTCACCTTCCTGCCTGGTGGAAAAGTACCAACTGAGAATGCCAAGAAGTTCATTATCTCCGCAACCTGGGATGATGCGCCTCATTTGAGCAAGCAGGCGAAGGATGAACTCTGGGCGGCTCTCCCTCCCCATCAACGTGATGCGCGGTCTAAAGGCATCCCTCAACTCGGCAGCGGGGCGATCTACCCGATCCCGGAAGAAGAAATCACCGTTGCCTCGTTCGTTATCCCGGATCACTGGCCACGTGCTTACGCTCTAGATGTTGGCTGGAACCGGACGGCTGGCCTCTGGGGAGCGATGGACCGGGAGAGCGATTGCCTCTACCTCTATTCCTGCCATTACGAGGGAAAAGCACAGCCTCCTATCCATGCCTCGGCTGTTAAAGCTCGCGGTTCTTGGATACCAGGGGCGGTCGATCCGGCTTCCCGTGGACGGACTCAAGACGATGGGGCGCAACTTCTGCAGCAGTACCGCGACGAGGGTTTAGACCTGACCGAAGCGAACAACGCCGTGGAGTCTGGGATCTACCGGGTCTGGACGCGGCTCTCGACCGGCAGGATGAAGGTGTTCAAGACGCTCACGCCCTGGTTTGAGGAGTACAGGCTGTATCGGCGGGACGAGAACGGGAAGATCGTCAAAGTGAATGATCACTTGATGGACACGACCCGCTATCTGGAAAACACCGGCATGGAGATTGCCCGGACTCGACCGGTGGCCAAGGATATTCACAAGGGCGTCTCACGACAACGCGGAGCAATGGCTGCGTGAAGGAAACTGCGATTGTGCCTAAAACTCACGATTTTACCAAACAAGGCTGGGGTTACGCTACGTCTGGATGGAATACCAAAGACGGAGGATTGACAGTTTCATGCTGCGGATGGGGCCGAGGGATAAGCCGGGGTGACTACATTCTCCTGAAAAATGGTAGCGCAGACACCCGATATCTTTTCGAGGAAATTGAATATTATCGTGATCCATCTGATATGTGGCACGCTAAATTGAAGTTTGCACCGCGCTTTTCGTAGATATATTATAGAAGCTATACAATGATGAACAGCGGATAAAATAACCATCGTCCACCGCACGGACACAACGGAAATCCTTTGCCGGAGAACACCGGCCCGGAGCAACCCATGTCATACCTCACCACATCCCCAGACGAGCGCGGCGATAATGCCTACGTTGAAGGCACCCTCAACAAGACCGCTGATGGTTCCATTCTCAACGAGGCGCAGATTGCCTATGACAACTGGGCGCGTTACCAGTACGCCCGGATGCGCGGCCACACTGACTATATCAAGCAGGCCCAGAAGTGCGAACGGTACTATATCGGCTACCAAGAGGGGATCTGTGATGGCCATTGGGACCCGGAGACACGCAAGTTCCTGGAAGATGCCCGCCGGCCAGTCCTGGAAATCAACCTGGCCCAGCCGATTGTCGAGACCAAGACCGGCCAGCAGATCCAGAGTCGGGTCGATATCTCGTATCAGCCACGCTGGGGAGCCGCAACACAGGAAGTGGCTGACGTTCTGACTCAGCTGGTCAATCAACTTTGCTATGATAATCATGTGCATTACCTGGAGACTGAGGTTTTCCGGGATGGCCACATTGAGCAGCGCGGCTACACCGATATCCGGATGGACTTCTCCGACAATATCATGGGGGATGTCCGGGAAACACTCCTGGATCCTCGGGATGTGATTCCGGATCCGGACGCGAACAGCTACGATCCCGCCGATTGGAAGGATATCATCCTGACCAAGTTCATGTCGATTGACGAGATTGAGCAGTTCTACGGCAAAGAGGCCGCCACGAAGGTGGAGAATTTCAACTATCTGGATCAGAGTTTCGGTATTGATGACCGGGAGAACGACCAGGAGAGCCGCAACACGTTCGGCAATCAGAAGGCCCGTTGGTATGACGCCTACATTGGCAATGAGAAGATCTCCAAGCGCGTCCGAGTTATTGACCGACAGTACAAGATTTACACCCTGACCACCTTCTTCCTCAACTCTTCCACGGGCGATCTACGAGAGATTCCTGACAGTCTGACCCCGGAAGCGATTCAGCTGAAGTGCCAGCAGGAAGGTCTATCCGTCTACCGCAAAATGTCCTACCGTATCCGCTGGCGAGTAACGACCCGAGATCTGGTCCTGCATGACGAGTGGAGCCCGTACAGATCGTTTACCGTCAATCCGTTCTTCCCGTATTTCCGTCGGGGTAAGACCAAAGGGACCATCGACAACCTGATATCTCCGTCCGACCTGATCGACAAGGCCATGTCGTCGGAGCTCCATATCTTGAATTCCACGGCAAACAGCGGTTGGACGGTGGAGGAAAATAGTCTCGTCAATCACGACCCTGAGGATTTAGAGGATATCGGTGCCACTACCGGTCTGGTTTTGGTCCATAAGAAAGGGACGTCCGCTCCGGTGAAGATCCAGCCGAATGTTATTCCCACCGGTCTTGAGCGCATGTCCGCGAATGGCAAGGAAATCTTGAAAGAGGTAGGCGGATGTCCTGATGCTCTTCAGGGCGCCGCCGGTCCCGAGTCGTCAGGGGTGGCCATCGATCATAAACAGTTCGGCGCGCAACTCCAGGAACAGGGACCATTGCAGAACCTGGCGCGGACACGGGAATTCAGGGCACGGAAATATTTGGAGCTCGTGCAGCAGTTCTACACGACCGAAAGAGTGATTCTGGTCACCAAGCAGGACGATACCGGCCAGACAAGCAAGGTGCCCTTGTCGATCAACAAATGGACTCCGACTGGTGAGATGATCAACAACCTCACGCTGGGAGAGTATGACGTGGTAGCCGATTCTGTGCCGACCTCCGCCACGTTTGAGAACGGCCAGTTCCAGCAGGCTATGAATATGAGGAAAGAAGGCATCGCCATTCCTGATAACGTGGTGATCATGTCTTCAACGCTCGCCAAAAAGGCTGAGATCGTCAAGCAGATGCAGCCCGATCCGGCCATTGCCGACCGTCAAGCGAGGGCGCAGGAAGCCGCGATTAAACTGCAAGAGGCTGATGCCCGGCTCAAGGATGCCACGGCCACTGATCAATCTGTCACGGCCATTTATTCCGGAGTGCAGGCGGCGCAGGTTATCGCCATGATGCCGACAGTTTCCGCGCTTGCTGATAAACTCCTTCTTTCCGCCGGGTTCAAGGATCAGGACGCTGCGCCAATTGTGCCACAGGAAGTTGGCGGTATTGATGGGACGAGCCTCACGGGTATAAAGGGTACACCTTTCCAGCCAGCCGTTCAGCATAATACGAGTCCTGCTTTTCCGACACGGCCAATGTCAGCAGGGTCAGGAGCGGCGGCAGGGATTGAAACACCGGCGGCTGACGGGGTGAGGGTGTAAATGCAGAATGAAGCCGAAAAGAAAGATCAATTTGACGACTTCCAGAACTGGCAAGACGACGCAGTTCCAGCAAAGACCCAGGCTCAAATCTATCAGGCGGAGTTGTTCAAGATCGCGCGGCGCAGGATGAAGCAAGGACTCAAGAAAGGAAACATATGAGCAACGTCCATCAGCTTTTCAAGCGTGATTCCATTCAGAACGTCCTATGTGAAGCCGCTGACATGGGTTTAACAGCAATTGTTTTGGTCGGCAAGAAACAGAATGGCGGCTACTGGATACGGTTATCGAACCAAGAGAACGCAATCGAGACGCTTGGGATGGTGGATCTCCTTCACCATGAATTGCTGACCGCAGTGGATGAGAATTTCGAATAATGGAGCGCAGAGTGAGCGACAACCACCAGGTAATCAGAGAGCGCCGCCGAGTCACCATTCAGCCCTCTAAAGAGTGTCGAAAAAGAATCATTGACGTTTTCAAAGAATGTGGCATAATCCCGCTAGATTTTACGGGGCAGCTAGCTTTGAATTGGTGCCAAGGCGATTGCCGAAATGTGGAGATGGACCTTTGAATTCAAAGGGGGAGCAGCAACCCCACAGAGGCAGCGCGTCATAGGGGCGCGAACCGCCCTTCCATATCAACCAGGGCGCGTGAAATGTGAGTAGCGCGCCCGCAACCACAAACAAATAGCTGCCGGTAAGGATCAACCCTTCACAGGTCCACTGATTGCCCGGTATCACAGCACAACGCTGATGGTACCGGGCTTTTTCTATTTCAGGAGTCGAATATGAGCAACGCGATTACAGCAGGGAGGCCCAACATGAATGCCAAGCAGAACAGTCTCAAGACCGCCGATCCGGCGAAAATGGACGAGTACGACATGAACCGACACCTCCAGACCTTGACTGATGCTCACCATATCAAAGGCAACAAGAAGCTCCATACCGCTGTCCTGGCCCATGGCAAGAAGAAGATGGACGCCATGAAAGCCGTCATGGACCCGATGGAGCCGGACGCAGACGACAAGTAATAAACCTTGCCCGGTCAGGGCCGAGTCGTGGCCGTTAAGCCAGCGTATCTTTGCAGGAAAAGGATCGAACATGACCCCGGAAGAGATTGCAGCACAGGAAGAACAAGATCGTATCGCCCGTGAAACCGAGGAGGAGGCCGACAAGAAAGCCCGCGGTGATTTCGGCCCAGCGGAAGAAACCCATGCCGAGGAGGAAGTTGACAAGGACGCCCTGGCGGAACTCCTGGCCGAAGAGGAGCGCGAGACAGCCGAGAAGACTCCGGCGCATATCCCCTATGATCGCTTTGCCGAAGTCAACGCTGCCAAGAAGGAGATCGAGGAAGACCGTAACCGGTTGAAAGCTGAGCTGGCAGCGCTTGCGGATGGCAAGAAAGTTGAAACTGATGCAGCAGCCGTCGAAGCCGACAAGAACAAGATCGACCTCAAGGCGCTGCGGATCGAGCGGGCCGGGCTCATCGCTTCCGGAGATTTCGAAGAGGCGGCGGCCGTTGACGAGAAGATCGAAGGCGAACTGTCAAGGGTGGCTGAGGACCGTGCCGTCGAACGAATCAGAAAAGAGCGCGGCGAAGAACACGCCCAGACTGCTCACCAGACGCTCGTTGCGGCTGTCAGTGCCGAGGCCGACAAGGTGGCAGCTGATTATGCCTGTTTCGACTCCACTGTTGCCGAACCGAACACGGTGGCAATCAATACCCTTATTGCTCTGCGTGACAAGTACGCCACGGATGCCAAGAACCCCATCTCACTGCCAGCAGCATTACGCCGAGCATCCGACGAACTGGGGCCGATATTCGGCAGCAAGAAGGCGGATGCGGCGGACGATGGCAAAACGGCAGCTGAGAAAAAAGCAGCATCCGAGAAGGAAGCTCGCGAGAAGGCAGCTCTTACCTCCAGGACTCAGCCGGCCAACATTGCCAAGGTAGGGGAGGGCGCCCGGTCCAGTGAAACAAAGGTGCTCGACAAGGTTGAGCAGATGAGCGAGAAGGAATTCGATGCCCTGCCTACCTCCGATCTCCATAAAATGCGCGGTGATAGCCGATGATCCAGAGAATCCGCAAGTTCTTCAAGATGCCCGACCGAAAGCTGGTCAAAGAGGCTCAGGGCAAGGTGACCTACCCAAAGAAGGGTGACCGGTTCGTCTACAAGGGCTGGGTCTTCCAGGTCGCAAAGATCAACGAACGGGGGATGATATCTACTCCTCTTGGGATTGTGCAGGAGAAACCAGCAGAAGAGCCGTCGCGTATTATTTACCAAGGGAATAATCTCAGGAGTAGCGGCATCATTCACGCAGTCAGATAGTCACGGCAGGGTAACTCCCGCCACCCGCCCCCGCCCGGCGTTAAACGGCACGGCATCGATCCTCCGGTAACTGGATGCGGTTTTCAGCCTCAAGAGCGGCGTCAAAGCTCGAATGAAAAACAGGCAGCTAAACCACATCTATCCCGAAAAACGGAGGAGCACCATGCACCCTAAAATGACGCAGTTCTTGAGAACCATCATTCTCTTTCCCCTCAGTATCATGATGGGAAACTTCACGTCGCTGTCTGTCAGCGAGAAAAGCACCTGGAGCCGTCTGCTTTGGAAAGCGGCCCGCAACAACTCCTTCATCATCAACAAGTTCTGCGGCACAGATCAGAACAACGTCGTTCAGCGGATTACCGAACTCACCAAGACCGAACGTGGTGATCGATGTATCATGACCCTTGTTGCCGACCTGGTTGAAGACGGTGGTGTCGGGGATGCCCGGCGGGAAGGCATGGAAGAGTCGATGAAGTCCTACGAGATTGACGTAGTGGTCGACTTGATGAACCACGGCGTCATCTCCGAAGGTAAGTTGGCCGAACAGAAATCCATCGTCAAGTTCCGTGAAACCGCCATGGATAAACTGGGCTACTGGCTCCCGGACCGGATTGACCAGATGGCGTTCCTCACCATGTCCGGGATCTCCTACGCTTTCAAGAATGACGGTTCCGCCCGGCTTAACTCCAACCTGCCGAAACTGGCCTTCGCCTCCCATGTCACCGCTCCTTCCAGCAAAAGGTACCGTCGTTGGAGTGCAGCACAGAAAGCTCTTGTTGCCGGTGATACCACGGCCGTCGATGCGTCCGATGTTCCGACCTACGAAATGCTCACCAGCATGGGCGCTTACGCCAAGGACCACTACATCAAACCCCTGATGGCCGGCGGAAAAGAATATTACATTCTCTTCGTCAAGCCCGGCACCCTGAAACGGCTCAAGAACGATCCGGACTACAAGGCGGCCGTCATTACGGCGCTCCCCAGGGATTTAAACAACCCGTTCTTCACCGGCGCCACCGTTACGATCGACGGCCTGGTCATTCAGGAACACCGCTACGTGTACTCCACGAATGGCGCAGCCATCAAATGGGGCGACGGCACGGTCAATGGAACCCGGACTCTGCTGTGTGGTGCACAAGCGCTGGGCCTGGCCGACCTCGGGAATCCTGATTGGGTCGAGAAGAACTTCCAATACGACAGCCAGCCCGGTATCAACATCGACAAGATGCTGGGCCTCACTAAACCGCAGTTTTTCAGCATCTACGATAACAGCACGGAAGATTTCGGCATTCTGGCCGTCGACCACATGCTGGATCAGTATTAAGAAACCAGGGGGGCGGTAGCTCAATGCTACGAATAGCCGGGATAGAGTATAGGGGTAACCCTGAGTTGAAGGTGCAAATCCTTCCCGCCTCCCATAACTTTTACCAGAAGGAGAACCATCATGATCAAAAATGCAGGGCGCCAGCGTGGCGTCATAGCTGAACAGGTTATTACCTTTGCGGACTTCATCGCCGCCGGTTCCGGGGTTGCCTTGCCGGCAATTGATATTCCAGGTGATGCCATCATTGACAAGGTGAGAGTCTTCGTCGATACGGCCTTTAACTCGGGAACCTCGGACGTCGTTGTCGTTGGTGATGGCAATTCCACCAACCGGCTCGTCACTTCCACGTCCATTCAGGCCGCCGGAAGTATCGTCGGTGTAGCCGGCGCGGAATGCTTCCCGTACATCGTTCCCGACACTGTTGATGTGATCTGGACCGGTGTCGGCACTGCGCCCACAGCGGGCTCGCTTCGTGTCATCGTTTTCTACCACGAATCAAAGTGTGCTGAC